ATACTTTCTATGTGCTACTGATATATCAAATGTAACATCTTTAGCATTTCTAAACCAACTTTTGAGTGCGTGTGCTAAGTGAAACCCTGACTGATAATCGTGGTTAGACATAGAGTGAACTATATCTACTGGTGCAACCTCTCTAAGTATTTCTACGCATTTAACATATAAATCTAAAGCTAATTCAAAGTGTTGCCACCACTTACCATTAACATCTTGTCTTGTACCTGCTGTAGTTTGATTATATACGTTGTCTATATGCAATATATCGTTTCCTACGCAAAATAACACTCTGTCTATACTAAACCCTTTAGACTTGCTTAAAAGCCCTGTAACACCCTCTAAAACTCTTTTACAAGCAATCTCGCTATTATACTCATCTCCAGTTTCTAATGCTACTGCAAGTTTACCTATATGAATGTCAGCAGGATTTATAACTAATAAGTGTTCTCCCTTAGTTCTTTTTATTGTTGGATATGTAGGTGCGTGGTTATCTATTAAGTTTTTAATATCTTCAAGCAATTCGTTTTGCTCTACACCATAATTTTCTTTTGTAACTATAGAAAACCTTAGTTCTCCTGACATACTTTGCCAATGCTTAACACTAACTATGTCTTTTTTAGATATACCTCTATCTTTTATATGTAGATCAAGAGCAGTATTACCATTGATGTTTTCTAAGTTTTGCCCTCTGAACTCATTGATTAACTCAACTTCTTCAGAGGACAGTCTTAGTCGTTTTCCTTGTGAGGACAATTTATTTTGCTTCTTTACCAAAGTCTTGAAGTCCAGTAACACCTAGTAGTGCTAAGATTGACCAAAAGATTTCGCTAACGTGTATTTCATCTACTCCTAAACTTCTCGCTATAAAAGGTACTATAATTGCTGCTAATGTGTACCAAACTTTTTTAGACTTTAACATTGTTAAAATTAAATAATTTTTCATTTTATTTTTTATTAATTGATAATTTAATATTCTCGCCACCTAATTTAAGTATTTCACTTATTAATAAATCCATAGCATCTTTAGAATTACTAACAAAGTCTTGTTCATTATGCGTTCCTACTAGAATACAACCTAACGTATCTTTAGCAGTATTACCTCTATGAAACAGTATATAACTTCTATTAGGTACTTCTTGTACTAAAAGATGTAAGTAATCTCTTGTAGCACTCTCTCTCGCTAAACGCAACCTAACATCATAAGTACCCTCAGGTATGCAACTTATGTTACGTTCATTGTTTATATATGGATTCTCTAACGTATCACATACATATTCTTTATTAAGATACAACCTACCTATAGTAGATTTATCAGTACATATCATACGAACAAGTTTAAGATTTACCTTGTCCTCTTGATTGTTTTTTAAAAGCATTTTGGGATTTGGAAGCATTTTTTGAGTGTACTCCTTTACGTTTAGTACGTGTTTTTTTTACTACTGTGTATATTTTATTTTTTGCCATTCTTCTTTTTTTGACTATACCACTTGTCTATAGTATAAGCTATTGATACCACTAGCAGAATAATCTTTAATGCTAGTTCTATATTAGAAAATGTTGTTACACTTAGGACTGTTCCGTTGACTGCTGCAACCTCTAGTGTGTCCTGTACTGTTTTTTGTATTGGCATTTTTTAAATATGATTTTAGTTTTGTCTTATTAACTTCTTTTACTTTATATCTTTTTTTCATTATGTTAGATCAGGAGTTAAAAAATCTCTTAGTGTTATCTTATCTCCTTGTCCTTTTGGTCTTTCTAAATTCATTCCTAAATAAGAAAATCCATTACTGTCTGGAGATACATCTGCACCTGAGTTTGTATTGTACTCAGGAAAACGACTTATGTTGTTTTTTATGAAATCTATCATTCTCTCGATAAAATATTCTCCAGTATTTAAAATTTCTGACCTTAAGTGTTGTGATTCAGCAGTTGTTAAAGCAACTCCAGTTTCAGATGTCTTAGAGTATATGTTACCTGCTTCTATTTTAAATCTTAAAAAAGGTATAGCCATATATAAAGCCATATTAGGTAAATAATCTCCTATATAGTCGTTAAGTAATTCTTTATAGTATTCATTACCTGCATCATTTATTGTACCTGCTACAATCAAGTCTTTAAGTTTTTGTGTTAGCTTAGTACCTAGCTTAGTTTCACAATAAAGCCTTTGTGCTTGACGTACATAATTAAGTAATAGTGAACTATCTACTGAACCATATATACTTGTACTGTCTTTTAGTTTATCTTCTGATATAAATAAAACGTATGCCATATTATCTCTTTTTTACAAATCCGTTATTCTTCATTCTCTTAGGTGCTATAGCTACTCTTTTGTCGTTTTTCTTAGCAGTAAACCCCTCTGATCTAGCTTTAGTATATCCTACTAAATCTGCATCTTTAATCTTTGTACTTACAGATATACCTAATTCTGTTCTGTATATTTGTCTTAGCCAAAAGTGATGACAATTACCACCTCCTTTATATAAGAATATATCGTAAGTGTCTGCACCACCTTTACCCCAACCTGCATTAACTCTTTTAGTAGACATTCTTTCTATATCTTCCTTTCTATATAGTTTTTTAGCAGCTATCATCTTTTCGCAAAAATCTCTTTTCTTACCTGACTTTCTAGTTAAGAAGTTATCTTGTGCATATACATATCTAACTCTATAATAGTCGTATGTCTTTTTAGATATACCATCTTGCTCTGATTTACTATCAGGTCTAGCAACTCCAGTAGTAGCTAACTCTATCTTCTCAGCAGCTATCTGATTTAATTCTTCTTCAAAGTCAAAGTCTGCGTGTTCTCCATCTACTACTTCTTCATCTATTAGTTCCCAACCCTCAGGTATATCCTCAACAGTTTCTAAGAAAGCATCTAACTCAGTTTTTTCGTAACAACTTTTGTTGCATTTACCTTTGTTCTTACCACAATCACAGTCTTTTAAATCTATTAATTGATCGTGGTTTGCACACGGCATAAAATATTCTTTACCATCCTGTGTATGAGAATGTGAACCTGAGCATCCTAATCTTTCAGCTTCTGCTTCTGCTTCTTCTTTTGTGTCAAATAATGGTAACTCTTTACCATCAGAAACTATTGTGCCTACTTTTTCTAAGTTATAGTTGTCATCCTCTGCCGTTAGTTCTTCATCTGCTAAAGGTTTTAATCCTAGTTCTTCTCTAATTTCATCTTGTGTCATTACCTCTTTCATATCTTCTATTGTAAACTTAGAAGTAATAGGTTTAGCTTGTACAAAAGATATTGGTAAGTTCATACCATTAACCTCAAATATTTTAGATAGTGTTTTTAGTAAATGTTTTTGGTAGGGTACAACTACTGTGTTTAAGTATATCTCAAATGCTGCGTTCATTTCATCAACATTAGAACCTAGCCCTGTATCGTTTTTAATACCCATAAGCATAGGAGAAGTAACTCTATGACCTGTTAGTATGTTTTGTACTAAAAGTTCTTGTAACGCAAGATATTGCTTATCTGCGTTGCTTACAGTAATTGGTGTAATCTCAGGAGTTCTAGTTTTGTCATCTGAGAAAGTTAATACAAACTTTCCTGAATTACTAGCACCTGTAAACTTCTCAGCTAAACTTCTCTCTATTTGAAATCTTTCCTCTTGTGTAGGTACTCCGTTAGCAAAGCTAATCATATAACTTCCTGAAAAACCATTAGAGATATTATTCAAATGAAACTCAGCAACTCTTTGATCTACTAATGCCCAGTTGTTTGCAGCTAAGTAATCAGGTGTGTGATAGATGTCCATATTAGGACTGTATAAACCTGAGTATAATAACTGACTAGGATTAGTTCTATCCTTAGTATTAAATGCTGCTATCTTTACTGGCTTGTTAGTTCTTGTGTTACCCCAATCAGAACATACATAATAGCAATCTACTACACCCATAGCATTAGGTCTTGATGCCCTAACTCTCTCTACTGGTACGTGGTAAATCTCAGCTATCTCTGTTTTAGCTTTATTCCATATAATATGAATAGCAAATGCACCTTGTAGCTTAAAGTCAAATGAAAGTTTTTTAATTACTTCGTGTAGTGTTTCTTTACCATTAGCTTCTGCAAAGAATTTTTTTAGTTTAACAAATTGTTCTAAGTTCTCGCTTTCTTCTACTACTATATCCTCTCCTGCAATCATTTCAGCAGTAGTGTTTATAATAGCTGCGTGTGTACTAGAATTGTAATAAAGGTCTATTAAAAACTGTGGGTAAAGGTTTCTCCATTCTTCAGTACCATACTCTATATAATCCCTACCTCGTACTTCTTGTACTACTGGACTTGTTTCGGATGATAAATCTACTGATAAAATTGTATCTTTCATTTTGTTGTTTTTATATTTCTTCTAGTTCTTCAGGATCAATGTCAGTACCCTCAGCATTTTTCTGATATCCTGCAAACGAATGTACGCAATCTACTGGAAATATCTCATTAGTTCCAAAGTCAAATTCTTCTGTAGTCATTAAGTCGTAGAATACTCCATCATAATAAACAGGAGGAGTAATCTCGTGTCCTTCATTATCATAAGTTGCAGGTATCTCTACTATCTTTCCTATGTAAACTATAGCTTGTGTACCATTTCTGTAAACATCTTGAGTAACTCCTTCTTCAGTTACTACTTCATAAGTACCTTTAGATAGTAAGTCAGCATCTCCTGTTGCTTTGTCTGTGTAT